ATCGCCTCTTTTTCATCTTCTTTCTGTTTTATAAGTCTCTTCATAAACCAATTTCTTAATCCTACTGGAAGATTATAGGATTCAGTTAGAGACCATCCACCATGATATTTTAAGAAGAAGAATTGTTCATATACGTTTTCTGAATATTTATCGGTCAGGCCAAAAAAATTCAGGATTAAGAGGAACCTCCAGGTCCCCACTAAATGAACAGTTACCACATTCAAATAACTGAGTTAAATCAATGTTAGGGGCAACCTTCTTATAGCTATTTCTTAGATGCCTAGAATCTCTTGAAGTAATATGTTCAATGAGCTTATCTATCGCTCTTGGATCATCGTGCCCTTCAACAGATACCAACATCTTCTTAAGTATAGAAGAGATATTTGTCTCATAAGTGTCAGAACCTACCTTTCTTTTATTCTGAAGCAAGTCTTCATCATAGCCAGTTAGTAGTCTGAAAGTAGTTGATAGTTTAAAGACTGGTAGAGTTGTGGTAAAGGTACCGTCATCATTTGCTGTGACTTCCTCGACCTCCTCTCCATAGAAGATATTAGACTCGGAAACACTAAACGAGTATTCACTCTTCTCTTGACAAGAAGGGCAGCCTACTGTTGTCTTGTATTCTGGACCGTAAGCATGAAGACGAATACCGATGATGATAGCATTTCTATCTCCTACTAAAAGCGACTTTGCTTTGATTCTACGATCAACGATTAGTGAATCAATGACTCTTTCAAGAGCTACACCTTTCTTAAGTAATGTTTTAGAAGTAAGCATATCTTCTTCTTTAGCTGTCATATGCTTAATTTCAATTGTCTCTTCGCCATGAAGAGGGTGTCCCGATGGATAAAACCTTCCCTTTGATGGAAGGTCAATAAACTCTGTTGGAACAACAAAGTTAAAAAGCTGATCTACAGCTTGTGGAGTAGGGTCGGAGGCTGGAACAGGGCCTCCTAACCTATCTGAATTTCTAGACAAATAACACCTCTCATAGATTGTCTAATCAAACATTCCAAAAATCATTAGCGTTGGAGCCAACAGTAGCAACAGAGTTGTTCATAGTTCTAACTCTAGCCCAGTCATATCTAAGTGTAAGCTGAAGAGTGGAAAGCTCATCACCATCATACTTCAACTCACTTAGTGAGAAGGTAGTGATAAAAGCATTCCAAAGATCCCATCTTTCAACTCTGTCACCATTAGAGTCCATCTGAATAATTGCTACTCTTCCGAGAGTGTTAGCGGCCTTTGCTTTCGACATGGTAGTCATGTTGGGTGAACCAGCACCGCCTCTTGGACCAAGTGGTGGGTTATAGCCAGCAGTACTAATGATATCAGCAAAAGTAGCAGTAACATCTGGGTTAACAGGATCTACAAGTGTTAATTCGATAGTCTCCCAATCAGTTCTACCGGGGTAGTAGAAAGTGTGGTTTAAGTACTTGTGACCAACTTCACTAATTTTGAAACTTGGTCTCTTAACGGACTGAGCATACCAAAGGATTGGACCGCCACCTGCTGGTCCTCCGTCATTAATTCCTTGGAAAGATACCTTGAACCTAAAAGCTCTTTTTGGATCTTTAAGATTTGGATTCGCTGTATGATCTGCTGACCAGAATGGCATTGTTTGTTTTCTCCTGTAATTATAATTTAAATAGTTTAGTCGTCAAAAGAAGCACCTTGAGACGCTATAACAAAGTCGATTGCTATAAATTCAATTGCCTTGACTGGTTTAATCATAATCTTGGCATAAATAGCATTCTGATCCATAACATCGGGTGTTGTGGTAGTTTCATCAAGGATTAGTCTGTACTCAGAGATACCGAATCTAATCTTTGTGTTGACTAGAAGAGGCTCAACTAGAGCTTCAAATCTATCCCATGTGTCCTGAACGTTCTGCTCAAATAGTACCTGAGTAGATAGTACAGAGATTTGCTTCTTAAGGAATAGGACTAGTCTTCTAACATTGATTCTATCTAGTGCGGAAGGAGTCTCCTGAAGAGTCTTCTGGCCGAATAGAACAATTCCTGTGCTTGGGAAAGAAGCGATTGGGTTGATATTCCCAGCGTAAAGCTCATCTCTTTCCTTTGAGGTTACTCTCTTAGATACTGAGGTAATTGGGATACCAGCAGCACCGTCTGATAGGCCACCTCTGTTGAAGCCAGCAGGAGCAAACCAAATCTCACTTTGCTTAGCAGAGCTAGCTAGAACGCCTAGCATTGCTACGCTTGGTGGAATCCAGACGAGTTTGCCGTTTGTTTCATCTCTTGTTTGAACCCAAGGATAGAAGGTAGCACCATATGAAGAGTTAATTCTTCTGCCTCGTAGGTCGTCAGCAACAGTTCTGGCAGTCTTGGTGCCAACTCTTAGCTGCTTAGAAGCCTTGTAGACTTCGTGTCTTGGGTAGTAAACATCGCCTAAGTCGATAATGGCCATTGAATCTGCTCTGTTCTCACAGACCTGAATGAGATGCTCGGTTAGGTTGTTGTTAGTTAAACCAGGGACTACAGCTAGGTTCATGTCTATGAACTCTGGGTCAGCGACAGTATCAATTGCTCTCTTGATAGTGTTGTAAGCATAGTTAGTAGTCTCGGTTGAACCATCCATGCCAGTGTTGTAGAAAGGATCTGGCTTGGTGATATCAACTCCATCGAAGCCACCCCAGAAAGGAGCAGTAAATGAATCTACACTAGCTAGAATAGTTGAGTAATCAGCCTCAGCGGTTCCAGCGGCTCTGGCTCCATCAGTGTAGTAGCTTCCAGAAGAACCAAGAACAATGTCATTTAAAGTAAAGACGTATGAGTATTGGGAAACTCCAGTTGCTGTGCCGGCATCTTCACCAGAAAGTCCTACAAGAAGCATGTTGTGCATATCAGCAACACTGACATCGTTTCTAGCGGTAGTGTGGGCTCTAGTTGTTAAGAAGCCGAATGAAGCGTCTGTATCATCAGATAGGCCAGCATCAGAAGCACTTACTCTTAACTGGTTAATCGGGAACACTAATGAACCAGATAGAGAGCCTGAAGCTGCTGCTGCTGTGCTTCCTGAAAGAACTGGGCCTGAGCCTAACTTATCGGCAGAGATCATCTTTCCTGAAAGGCTAGAGAACTGTGCTGCTGGAAGTCCTGCTACTGTAACAGTTTCCATTCTTGGTGGGCCGAAGTATCCGAATGGTAACAACGCTGGCTCTACTGCCCCGTTATCTACTTCATCATTCATTAATACTCTGACGTATTTTGACTGGTTAGGGTAATCACCGTAAAGCTTTAGAAGGCGGTCGCTGGAATCCCACTTGTAGTATTGGTCACCAATTCTGGCAGCAACGTAATCTTTTGAACCTGGGTTGAGGTTTAGGTTGTCGAATCTTTCCATAACTACCTGACTGTTATCTGTATCAGATAGCTGTCTGATAATAATTGAGAAAGTTCCGTACTCGCTAGTGGTAGTAGTGCTCTTCTTAATGTTAGCAATGGTCACCTTAAGGTTCTTGTGAAGCCACTCACCTTGCTCAAGACCAATTAGCTTGAAAAGTTTTTGCTGTGAAGCTGCTGAGAATGAACCAGTGACACCATCGAGGTCTTGTCCAATAAACCAGCCTGTTGCCGCATCCTTGTACTCGCTTCTCATGTTTGATGGCGAGGTGGTTGTTGAACCGCTCTGAGCGATTGGAAGAATTACGCCTCTATAATCAGAAGTACCAATTAGGCTGTTGAATCTTAATGACTGCTCATAAGTCTCGGAAAGCCAGTAAGGCTCAAAAGAAGCTGCTGGGTAAAAAAGCTGACCAGAGTGAATCTTATGTGGGTTAGTGTTAAATGCCTTTCTAGCGAACTTGGAAGAACTGTCGTCAAAGTTGAACTTAATTTTCTTTTCTCCGTAGCTTGAAACAGAGGAAGACACAACAACTGTGAATTCTCCACCATCGGCCTGAATTACCTTGCCGATACCTTGAACATCAGCAGGTGTCCCACTTGGAGCAACGTGAGCAGCACCACTTAGTTCGATTGAGGATGATTTATTAAGGTGCCAAACGGCAGCTAGACGACCAGTACCAAGGTCAAGGGCTGAACCAGAAGGGAATACGAAAAGTCCGTAAGTTCCGCCATTGTCTGATAAGGACTCTTCGGTCTGCCAGCCTGCTTTACCAGTTGAGGAAGCATTGGTATTTTCAACTCCAAGTAAGCGAATATAGGTTAATGGAGTAGTTTGAGAAACTAAGTGTGCTTTAGCAGCATAGATTCCGTACATTGGAGCTTGGTAGTTACCATATCTTGAAATGTCACCACCAGCATCACCGGGGACAGTATCTCCGTACATTGTTACAAAGTCAGAATAAGACTGAAATCTAACTGGCTGCATGGCCCTTCCCATTGGGGCTCTACCGATAACTACAGGACCAATTCCTTCCTGCTCTCTCGGGGTAAAAGAGTTGTCTATCTCATGGATGAAGACACCTGGGGACACAAACTTAAAATTTTTAACTGGCATTTTAGCTCCTCACTTTAAAAAAAAATGACCTTTTTCATAGAATAAATAGTAACTCTGACCTCAAACGGAAAGACAACTAAATTAAATTAATTTGTCATTACCATCTGGAACAACCGATTCGGATGGGAAGAACACTTTAACTATGTTTTCTTTTCTTTCAATCAGTGGTCTGTCTTGGTTTCCTGACTCTCCTATTAGATAACCAAGTACTCTTATCTTTACTTCTGTTGAGAACATTCGCTCTTCTTCAGCCAAAGAAGATAAGTTATTATTTGGAGAGAATGACTGCTCAATAAAAGCTTCATATAAATGGTTGTTGTTCCTTAAAACAAAAGCATTTATTTGCCCAGTTCTTGTAATGAACGGAGTTACAAGATCGTTCATTTGTGTCTGGTATTCAGTTTTGATTGTAATTTTATACTCTAAATTTACATAAACAGGGATTGGTATACTTAAGGTATTGATGATAACCTTCTTATTTACCCTGGGAAAATACTCTTGTTGTGAGCCACCAGTGTAAATATTTTTAGATGAAGCAACAGCGTTATCTCTGGTTTTATCTTGAACAACTTGCTTGGCGATAACCATCCTTCCGCTTCTTCCATTTAGCTTGTCAGAAAAGAGGTGGGCCTGAAAAGATCCTTTCTTTGTAGGATCTTTTGTTAGTCCGGTTCTCTCTACAGATATAAGCGGCAGCTTTAATGTTCCTGTCTCATCTCTTAGTAGGGAGTTGTTTTTAATCTGGAATGCTCTCTCTGGAGAGATCCATAATACTGGAACTTTTAAAAAACCTTCTGATGTGGTGGTAGATAACTCAAGGTCTTCTTTTAGATAATTCAAGAATGTTGAATCAATATCTTCTAAGGTTGAAGATGAGATACCTAGTTCTCTTAGGGTGAAGTTTTTTCTTCCTGGCGGAAGTTGAGCAAAGCTAAAATCTTTAGGTAGCATCGAATAGACCCTTTCTTGCTTTCTTACAAGTTGCTTTAATTTCAAACAAGTGATCTACTTGTCCAAATAGTTGTACCGGTTCTTCAAGTTTCATAATCTCAAAGTAAATATCGCCATAGAGAACAAAGTCTCCTTCTCTGACATATAGATCTTGGTCTTCTGTTAGTCTTCGCTTATGGAAAGATACAGTAATGCTATATTCTTTATCAAGGCCCATACTGTCAAGATACTTTGTACCAAATGTGTTTCTCTCAACTAGAGCGTAAATTCTTACAGGGGGCAGGAATGTCTTTACAATAGCTTCCCCATAAGTTTGATTAAAATTAGTTGTTTCGATATCAATAGGATAATAGAGAATTTGCTGGCCAATGACATTTTCTATTAGTTCGTCATTAACCTGTTTTACTAAGTTCCTCTCTTTTTCTCCAAGAAATAAAGGAGGTGGAGGCGCTGTAGGTCTTGACCATTCGTTATCTGACATTTATTACCCCACAAATATTGGATTTGGAATCTTAGCAAGAACATCAACAGAAGCGTCAATCCTCTCTTTATCTGCCTTGGCAAGCTCTTTGTATTCCATTGTTTTAAGCATTTCGACTAGTTTATCTTTTAAACTACTTTGTTCTTCTTTTGCCTGAGAAAGAAGCTCATTAGCGTTTAGATTCACAGACTGGCCAGGAATTGGAATGGTGGCAAACTTACCTCGAATCTGTCCAAGCATCTCTTTAGAGAGAGCGAGAGCATATTTTCTAATCCACTGCTGGCCCATAGAGTTAATATTAACAAACGGAATATTGGCAAATGGCAAAGTATTGTAGTTGTTGACTCCATTAACACCAGAATCATAGCTATTGGAATCATCCCAAGCGTTCTCTTGAATATAAAACCTAAACCAAATTCTAGGCATATCAACACCCGAAAGGTTATCGTTAGACGGAGTTGGATATAGTGTTAGTCTATTATCTGAAATCTCATATGAATAGTGAGAAGTTCTTGTATAAATAGAATCCTCATACATGATAGCTTGAAGCTTGTTATGCCACGATGGGATAATCTCAAAAGTAGAGTCATCAGCATACTGGCCATAAGTGGATGCATTTCCAACAACACCTAGGCCACCGTAATAGCCATAGAATCTCCACATAGCTCTTGGTGATTTATAATATACTTTGTTAATTATAATTCTTTTGTTATCAACTGACCCAGAGAAAGGAACAGAGTTTCCAGCATCATCTACACCAGACAAAGATGCTGACTTAACTATTTCCTGTAAGTCATAAACTTGTTGATTCTTTACAGCTTTGAACGAGGCAGAGTAAATTCTTGTCACTCCTCCAAAACCAGCTTCAGTTGCTAAAGCATCACCAATCTTCCTTGCTTGAGTTATTTGGAACTTAGGATACTTAAGAGAAGCATCTGTTCCTGATGATAACTCCCCTTTGCTTGTAAATGAGCCCGTATCATTACCTAAAGCATCAGAAAGTATATTGGAAGCTTGATGTGAGTTTATGATGTTAGAATATTCTAAAACAGCTTCTTCGTAAGCTGAATAGACGTTACCAACAGTAAGTTCGATATCAATTACATCACCACCAAGTTTTTTATAGGTATAAGCTACTTGGTCTGCTGCTCCGCTTAAGAACTCATTTGAATCAGAATAAACACCAAATGGTAAAGTAGCAGCCACATCGCCTGGAGAGCCTGTTATAGGAAGTATGATGGCGCTTACTGTAGAAGATGGAGATAGATTAGTGGGCATATAATGGCCTCCTGTTTACTTACTAAATAGTGGAGGCATAAGCAAAACCCCCGTAACAACGGGGGGAAGTTTACTCACTATCTCTAGAAGCTCTTCGTCTTCTTCTTTTAGGCTTGGCCTCTTCTACAACGGGCTCTGGTTCTACAGCAACCTCTACGACCGGCTCTTCTTGAACAAGCTCAGGTTCTACAGCGGCCTCTAGGACAGGTTCTGGTGCTTTCACTTCTTCAGCAACACCATCAGCCTTCATTGCCATTCTTGCCTTTAGTTTTAAAAGTTTTCTTTTACGGATATTCATTTTATATCTCCTTTTAGTTAAATAGTCTGTTAAAAACAAAAACCCCCTGCCGAAGCAGGGGGCCAAGTTTTAGCTTAGATGACTATCAGGAGCTAGAGCCTGACTCACCAAGCATACCACGAACGACGACTAGACCGTACATATCTGGACGAACCATCTTCTTGGCGTAACGGGTCATGACACCCTTACGTGGTACGAAGTCTTCTGGTCCGAAGATTGTTGGAGTAGTCTGTAGTGGGACGTATGGAGCGTAGACATAGCCGCTTTCAAGGAAGCTGCTACCGCGACGACCAACTAGAATGACGTTACGAAGGAAGTAAGGGTCAACAATGACATCAAACTTCTTGCTAAGGGAACCAGCCTTAACAGCACCGATTGAACCGGACTCGTCGTCATGAGTTACAGAGGCACGGAAGCCGCTAGTGAACTCAAGGATGTTTGCCATCTCTGGGCCGAGGACCACAAAGTTAGCACCACCACGAAGAGTCTTACGGTGGATCTGAGCAGAAACATCATTAATGGTCTCAACGAGAGTCTCATACCACTCAGAAACGGTACCAGTGAAGTCAGGAGCAGCAGCAGCAGCACCAACCTCAGCACCGGTCTCACGGTTAAGGAACATACCTGGAGAACGTGACCAGTAGAAGGTACCAGCAGTAGCACCGTTTACAAGGTCAGCGAGGATCTCACGGTCAATCTCAAGAGCAATCTGCTCAGAGAGGATCTGGGTAAGCTCAACCTCAGCATCGAGGTTGTGGTAAGCGTTAAGATCCTGACCTAGCTCTGGGGTCCACTTGGCCTTGAGCTTCTTGGTCTGAGCGGTAACTGCGATTGAGTCAACCTTGATATCAATCTCAGGAATGTTAGCAGTACCTTCTAGTGGGTAACTGTAACTACCGATAGCACCAACAGCAGTACCAGAACCAACGTCGAGGGCATCAGCTTCAGGAACCTGAACAGTAAGAGTGCCGTCGCCATTAACAGTAACACCGCTTACGCTCGCTGTGTGGGTAAAGACATAGCGAATAGCCTCATTGCCAGTAGCTGAATCAGCAGCAGCAACCTTTCTGGTTAGACGACGAACCTGGGTTAGGGTTGAAGTTGGCTGACCACCGGCTGAACCAGTGAATAGGTCAGCAAGTGAACCAGTCACCTTGAAAGCAGAAAGGTTATCAAGGTCAGCATTAGCGTTTGTGTGCCTAGAGATATCGACATCAACAACTAGAACTGAACGATCAGCGGTATCTTGCTCAAGAGCAAGAACATCAATGTCATACTCAATAAGCTTCTTGTTAGCTGCCACCATTGAGGATGAAAGCGGGAAACTACCATTGCTTGGAATAGCAAGAGAAGCAGTCTGAGCAGTAACTGAACCAGTAGCAGAACCAAAGGCATAACCACGGGCAGAAGTACGAGGACCAGAAAGGTCTACAGCATTAGTGCCAACAAGGTCAACACCACCAGTGATTTGGCTACCAACACGGTTAGTACCGTAGATAGAAGCTCCACCCTGAGTAGTAGTGTTACCGAAACGACCACTAGTGTCAGTGCTTTCACCAAGACCTGGGCCGAAGGTGAAATCTAGGAAGAAGATGAGACCTGATGGCAGGCTCATTGGCTGAACACTAACAAGGTCGTTAGCGATAAGTCCAGCGAAAACACGACGAACGATTGGGAATGCTACGGTAGCGAAACCTTCGACATTACCACCGGACATGGTGTTAGACTCACGAAGAAGCTCCTTGGCTTGGTTCTCAAGTAGACGAGCCATTGAGTTACGGTTTCTTTCTGAGTCAAGGCCTTCGAGAAGACCGGTGCGTTCCCACTTCTTGAGTAGGGCATGAGACTCTGCTCTCATGTCACGATTAACTACGCCTTCAGTTAATCTTTCAATTAGTCCAGACATTTATACCTCCTTATATATGTTAAATACCTGCTAGTTTTTTCCATCGATCTGTAAATGGATCGACAGGCTTCTGGTCTTGATGACGAGAAGCGCGGATTAATTGGCTTGGACGTGAGATTGCTTCGCTAAGTGATTGTGGTCTACGATTTGGTGTAGACGCCACTGTGCTTTGAAGAGACTCAAATATTGTCTTTGCCTCTTTAACCGAACCAGCTTTGGAAATAGCTTCGACAATTTTAGTTTTCTGTCGCTCATTCAAGGAGGTATTTCTAAGCACACGGTTCGTGTATAGTAAGCGAGCGTTTGAAACATTGACTTCCTGTAGGTTGTCTTTAGCTTGTTCCAAAACACTAGCTAATTGTGAAATCTTTTTCTTAAGTGACTTGTTCTCAAAAACAAGTTCTTCTTGGGCTTTCTTCATGGCCTTAATTTCTTCATCAACACCAGTTGACTTTCTTGCGGCTAGCCCTCTTTCCATTTGATACTTCTTTTCTTCTGATCTC